ACAATCGGATGAATTATAATGACAGCCAGAAGCAAAAGCGAAGGTCCAGTTTATAGTGAGGGGACGTGTAGTTTAGTATCGTTTAGCGGCGTTAGCCGTTTTTCGACATCAAACTTTACATCTTACCTTCATAAAACTGTAACTGACGTTGTGACCCCAAATTATCGGAGTCTCATCGCTGACGGGCATATCATAAATAATCCGTGTAGTATAACACATTCCCAGAGAATTACTGGGGGAGGCTCGTATACTGCGTCGCTAAAAGGCGACCCAGAGACGGGTAGTAGTGTAGAAGGCGATGGATCTGTTACACATTGGGCGGCCCAATTCGGGCAAAATCCCTTTGAGTACTTTGAAAAAGCTAACCTATCTACTAGTATGACCAAGGCTAAGTTACAAGCTCTTGGAAATATTGATTCTACTCCATATGCGTTTGCTGAAGACATTTTCGAGATCCGGTCGACCATTAGGTTTATCCGGGACCCGTTAAAGTCTATTTTAAAACTCGTTCGCCAAATGAAGAAAAAGCACAGGAATCGAGGGTCTTACAAGGCCCGATATTCTGCTTCTCTTTATGATATGTCAAAAACAAGTTCTGACATATGGTTGACGTATCGATTCGCCTTAACTCCTTTGGTTAAATCCGTAATGGATGCAATTGAAGTTCTTGATAATGGCTTGTCTGATACGCCAAATCTTCGTCGTAATGCAAGAGGTAAGTCCGAAGACAATATATCGTCTTCTGATAAAATTACCCCTGCCCAATTTAGTTTCGATCGGGCCACTACATCGAAGGAAGTTCTCCGCGCGAATATTCTTTATCAGGTTAAGAATCCTGTTACTGGAGTTTCGCGTGAGTTAGGGTTACGGCCTTCCGATATACCTGAGACTTTGTGGGCTATTGTGCCCTTTAGTTTTATGGTAGATCGGGTTGTAGACATATCTGGCTACATTAGAGCGTTTACTAACTTGGCTAATCCCAATGTTGAGATCCTAGCAGCGTCCATTACACGAAAATACACCGATGATTTATCGGTTACAGTCGTGGAGGAAGACGCTCCTAGTTATAACGTCCAGCTATCTGGTGACACCTCTTTCCAATCGGACGGAGGCTATACCAGGGAGATCTGGGATCCCGACATCTCGAACCTTAGCGTCGATTTTGACGTTTCGGGTTTGGTAAAAGATGTCACTTCAATTGTTGACTTGCTGGCCTTAATAAGGGCTGCCTCGCGCTAAAGCAATAAACATAACATAGAGAAAAATATCATGTCAATTGACAACACCACCATCCATTCGGGTGGAGTTTGGACACACACGGGCGGATCCGCTAATCTTCTTGAAAAATTAGATGACGGAGCCGGCTATTCGCAATTCTTCATTGCAGGCACTAGTCTACTCGACCAGAAGCTTGTGAAGTTTGCTGTCAAGCGTCCGAAAGAAAGTATTTCGGCGCCTGGCGGTTTTACGCAGTCAAGATGTTCGGCATATATGAAACTGCCGTTCGTCCTGGCTAATGGGAATGTCACCTACAATACGATTAAAGTCGAATTGTCCATGGACCCTGAGGTTGCCGAAGCAGATAATCGGTACTCTCGTTCCATGATGGCTGACATACTCACAAAGACTGAATTCAATGACTTCTGGGCTAATTTGTCCATTAGTTAGGGTTGCGCTAACGCGCTTCCTGAATTTTATCTTCCGTAAAACTTTCCTTTATATGGAGAACTCCATTGAAAGAAAAAAAGTGTGTTCCAAAACGTTCAAAATCTCGAACGTTCGATCCTGACAAACTCGTAACGACGATAAGTCAGGCTATTATACGTGATCTAGGCTCCACCCCACAGTTGTACGGGGGGCTTAGGCCTTCTCAGTCGTATGAAATTAGGAAGCAAACGAAGGATATCCTTAAAAAATATTCGTCGTCCAACAACAAAGATGATTTGACCTCACTAACATTCAAGAAATTTCTGGATGTTAATGAGCACATGAGCCTACATCGTGATAAAATATCAATCACGAATAAGACTAATGTGTACCGTCAGAGCTCAGACCATGATAAACTTATGGTTCGTGCTCGTGCTCTTATGCACAATATACTCGGTTCGTTGGAAATGGAGGACTTCTATAGCCGCTGTAAACATTCTGGCGGCACAACATTAGGTATCAAGTTTGACGATACCTCGATGGAGCAGAAGTTCACCCTTCCTATCACTATTACTGAGAAATCAAAAATCCTGTTCATGGAGTACCTAAGGCGAGATTATTCTACTCGACTTGCCATTGAAAAATATAATGGCGATACGCCCCTTGGGGGCTGGTACGACATCGTCCAGGGATCACGTGCGGCGACTGTCGACAAAGATGATTCTATACGGCGTATGATTGCGATTGAACCTACTGGTAATATGTTTCTCCAGCAAGGGTTTATGTCGCTTTTGTATGACCGTATGAAGCATTTTGGACTAGACGTTTCTACTTTACCTGAAGAACACAAGCGCTTGGCTCGAGAGTCGTCTCTTAGTGGTTTTAACGCCACTATCGACTTTTCTTCAGCTAGTGATTGTGTATCGATGGAACTACTGGAATGGCTTTTGCCTCGCCAGTGGTTTCGTCTCTTTGAGGATATACGTTCTCCTATGATGCAGATTAATGGCAGCATGGTTGAGCTACACATGTCTTCTACTATGGGTAATGCGGGTACTTTTCCGCTGGAAACTCTCGTCTTCTGGACCATGGCACATGCAGCTCGTCTAACCGAAGTCGGCGATAACACCCTCCTTATTGATTATAAGGATTTAAAGTGTTGTTCCGTTTTTGGCGACGATTGTATATTGCCTTCTAGTGCGTCTGCGTTATTTATGCGCAGTTGCACGATTGTTGGTTTCATAGTTAATAAGGAGAAATCCTTTTATGATCCCGATGGTCGGTTCAGAGAATCGTGTGGTGGTGATTATCTATCATACGTAGACGTGCGCTGTTTGTATTTAAAAGCGCCTACAGATTCTCGATTGAGTTCGTTGGAGCCCTGGTTGTATATTATCCTGAACGGTGTTATATCGAAGTACATTAAGCACTTCGGCACCCTACGGTATATATATAAACAGAGCTTTTTCCGGACTATGTTAAGAATCTTCAGGAGGTATGACCTTAAGTTAAAGGTTGTTCCCTCTGTCTTTCCTGATGATGCAGGTCTTCTCTGGTCTAACGACATAGAGAGGTTCCTGTTAAACTATCCATTTATTGTGGATAGGGTTAAGGTCGACAAGCGCGATGCGGGAAGTTTAGTGTTCAAGTACCTCTCATTCAAATATCGAGAGAGTGCTAAAACATTTGACGACCTACGTTACGCCCATTGGCTTAAAACTACTGTTGGCAGAGATTCTGCCCCAGGCGTTTTCGGCTATCGGCCCGAGCCACACCAAGTGTTTGTAAAAACACGCAGGATAGGTGGATATGTTACCGCGAAAACATCAAGTTCCTTTTGGAGTTTGCCCCGATAATCTGGGGGGCCTATTTTGGCCATGTTGATTAAACACAAATAGACTTTAAACATCTATTCGTTACCTTAGAATGCTTGCGC